TTAAGGAAAGCTCAGGGGTCACCATTGCAAGGGACGCAAGCCTGCGTCAATAATGCCCGTCCCGTACGGGTCAACTCTGAAACTTCTGAAAGCGAAAAGCAAAAATGCTGAATCTGTCATCTGGTGGAGGTAACTCCAATTTCCTGCGCTTCTCTCCTCAAGCTAACGCCTGGACCAACAGCGACGGCGTCGAGGTCGAGATCAAAAAAGTGGTGTTCGACATTGACAACGTAAAGACCGGCTGGCTCCTCTTGGGCGCTGGTGTGCGTGACTGGCAACCCGACAGCGAGCTGGGCCGCAAGGGTGCGCAGCCTACGACTGAGCACAAGCGCGGCTTTGAGGTCACCTTCTACAACAAGGAGATCGGGACTGCGTCGTGGTCCAGCAACGGCGTCGGCCCGAACATGGGACTGGAAAGCCTGTACACCGCCTGCGCCGCGCAGCGCGAGGCCAACGCGGGCAAGCTGCCCGTGGTTGAGTACAAGGGCAGCCGCATGGAGAAGATCGGCAAGGGCACCACGCGCATTCCGCAGTTTGTGATCACGTCGTGGATCGACCGCCCTGCCGGCATGGGAGCGCCCAGCGAAGCCGAGGAGTATGAGGCACCTGCGCCTGCACCCGCGCCTGCTGCAGCGCCGGCGCCCGCTAGGGCCACGGCTCGGGCGGTGGCTGAAGACGAGATGTTTTAACGCTCGTCGGTAAACAGACCGGGGCCATCACGGTCCCGGTTTTTTTGTCTCAATAAAAACTGACATAACGAAATGAGAGTTTTAGTTGCGTGCGAATACTCTGGAACAGTTCGAGATGCATTCATCAAGCAGGGTCATTACGCAATGTCTTGTGACCTGCTCCCGACTGATGCGCCAGGCCCTCACCATCAAGGCGATGTGTTCGATGTAATCGATGACGATTGGGATTTGATGATCGCGCATCCGCCTTGCACTTACTTGTCTGTGAGTGGGATGCATTGGACCACCCGCGGTTTGCGAGATCCTCAACTCACAGAGGACGCGCTGACATTTGTGCATAGATTGATGAATGCGCCAATCGAAAAGATTGCAATTGAAAACCCTGTCAGCGTAATCAGCAGCAGGATCAGGAAGCCAGATCAAATTGTTCAGCCGTGGTGGTTTGGCGATGACGCAAGCAAAAAGACTTGTCTGTGGCTGAAGAATTTACCGAAGCTCACGCCAACAAAAATGTTGGCAGGAGATGAAAAAACGCGGAGAGCAAATCAGACATCAACGGGGCAGAACAAACTGGCGCCATCAAAAGACAGGTGGAAGATCAGAAGCAAGACATATCAGGGCATTGCTGAAGCGATGTCCCAACAATGGGCATAAAACAAATGCAAGCCGAAGAAATCGCAAAGCAATTAGGCAACGCGAAGAAGGTAAACGGTCAATGGTTGGCAAGCTGCCCGGTACCGGGGCACGGCAGAGGCAACGGCGATAAGAACCCGTCCCTGTCCATCAGCGAAGGCCCGGACGGCAAGGCGCTATTCCACTGTCACGGGGGATGTGATCAGGGATCTGTGTTCTCAACCATGAGAGAGCGCGGTTTCCTGCCGGAGCTGGAAGGCCGTAACGTCGAACCTCTGGCACTGATCAAGCCGATCACCCGGCAGCTCGAGCAGGAGTGGCACTACAGCGACGAGGAAGGTGTGACGCTTTTCATCAAGCAACGATTTCGCACCGCGGACGCCAAGGGCAAGGACTACAAGCTGATCAAGGTGGACGAGGCAGGGCGCAGACACGCCACGCTGGGCGACGCCCGCATCGTGCCGTACAAGCTGCCAGAGCTGCGCGACGCCGTCAGTAAAGGCCGCTACGTCTACCTGACGGAAGGCGAGAAGGCGGCCGATGCAATCATCAGCCTCGGCAGCGTCGCCACGTCCAGCCACGCAGGATCAGGCACCTGGCCCGACGCCATCACGGAATACTTTGCCGGCGCGAACGTCGTGATCCTGCCCGACAACGACACGCCAGGCTGGAAGTACGCCAAGAAAGCCGCGGCAAAGCTGCTGCCCGTTGCCAAGTCAATCCGCGTTGTGGACCTGGGCGGCGAGGAACAGGGCGACGATGCTTACGAATGGATCTACAGCCAAGGCAAGACGCGCCAGGACCTCGCCGATCTGGTGAAGGCGCAAGCGCCGGTCACCTCGGAGACAGAGGTCCAAGCGCCCGAGCGGCTGCGCGAGAAGCCGCCGGAGCCGCTCGCCAATGACGTCAACGAGAAACAATTGGTGAAACAATCGAACGCGACGGATGAGCAAGCCGCCGCGGCAGCGCCACCACGCAAGAACCTAACCCTCGAGGCATGGGATGAGATCAAGGACGAGCCGGTTGAGTGGCTCATTGAGCGGGTCATACCTCGCCGCGGCTTTGTCGCGCTGTACGGCCCGCCAGGATCATTCAAATCGTTCATTGCGCTGGATCTGGCCGCATCAATCGCGCGCGCAGCGCCGTGGATGGGCCAAGCGGCGACGCCGTCCGAGAACGGGGCCGTGGTCTACATCGCCGGCGAAGGCCACGGCGGCATCGGCGCGCGCATCAAAGCGTGCCGCATCCACCACGAAATCAATGCAGGCATCCCGATCTATATCCTCAGACACCAGATCAACCTCAGATCCAGCACCGAGGACATCAACTCGCTCATGCTGGCGGTGGCCGAGTTGTCAGAAACACGCCAGCTAAAGATTGACCTTATCGTCATCGACACGCTAGCCCGGGCCTTCGGCGGGGGCAATGAGAACAGCTCCGAGGACATGGGTGCATTCATCACCAGTTGCGGGCACCTGCAGCAAGTCTTCGAGGCCGCGCTGCTCGTTATCCACCACTCAGGTAAGGACCAGGCTAAAGGGCTGCGGGGACATTCATCGCTGCTCGGGGCCGTGGATACCGAGCTGGAGCTGCTGCGCTTTGACGATCAGCCGCGGGGTGTGGTCACCATCAGTAAGCAAAAGGACGGCGAGGACGGGGTGCGCTACGGCTTTGAGATGGTCGAGATCGACATCGATGAGGGGTCAGCCGCGACGCTGTCGCTTGATGAGCCGCGCAAGTCTCTGGCCGTCAATCCATCGGATGAAGCGGCGCAGCGGACGGCGATTGAGGCGAAGTATGTAGGACTAAATCGCTCAGGCAAGGGCAAGAAGCAGGTGCTGGCGGTGGACGCGCTAAGGGCTTTAATTAATAAGAAAGGCACACATTGGAAGGTGTCGGCGGGCACCAGGAAGTGCGCGAAGGTGGAGGATTGGAGGGCGGAATTTGCTCAAAAAATGGGCAATGACGAGGCCGGATCTGCAGCGTTTAGGGCTGCATGGAAGCGCGTAAGGAGCGATTCTGGGCGGCCAGAGAACGTGAGAATTGAAGGCGATTGGGCCTGGATTGAGGAGTGGGAAGAGCGTGACGAATGGTCAAATCGTGTGACGAATCGTGACGATTCGTCACAGCCGGAAAGTACGTGAAAGAGCGTGACGAATCGTAGCAAGGGTATATCTTGCTACGATTCGTAACGTCACGGACCGTGACGAATGGTCACAGTTAGCAGACACTAACAAGGAAGAAGATGGCAACCAAAAAAACAGCAAAGATTCGAGGTCAGTTACCCAGCCCGCAACCGCTCGCGTTTCCAGAATCGGAGTTCTCGCGTTTCTGGAAATCCAAGCTGGTGGAGCTGGAGTCGGCAAAGCGTGAGCACGAGGAGCGGTGGGGTGTCGGCAGATTAATTAATTTGGTTGATGTAGAGTTTCGTATCAAAGTGTGGACGCAGGTGGAGCGGGTCTGGGCTGCGCAGGAATCGCAGAACATCGACAAGGCCCGAGCGGCCGCCGATGGAATGATCAGGGCCATGCGGGCGATGGAGCAGTGGGCTACTGCCGAAGGCATTGCGCCCGTGGGTGAGGTCAAGGCGATCGAATGGGAGATGGACGACGGGGGCGTCTTGGCAGTGGTGTCAACCGAGGCCGACGCGGCGGCGTATCACCGAATGCGGCCAGACGTTGAGGATCGCAATGTCTGGTCGATTCAGGAGATCGCCAAAATGCTCGAGGCTGGACTGGGCAACGACATCGCCAGGCTGAAGGCGACGATCGGGATGCCGGCGACTGTTGTCAGCGTCCAGGCTAACGGATCAGGGTTCGACGACTTTGGCAACGACCTGGACCTTGATGCGCCAGCATCAGCACCTAAAATGTTCCCGGCCGACATGAAACCTTTTGAGAAGATGGAATGAAGGCATTAAATCGGGATATGGGGCGCTTTCAGGCGCTGCGTATGGATTGGGTGCCATTGGGCACAAAAACGGCTTGGAGGGCGTTTTAATGGCTGGGACACCGAAGTTTCATCAGGATATGAAGATGCTGGCGAAGCTGCCTGACGACATGATTTGGTCGATGGTTGAGGGCGGCAAGACCAAGACCGAGATCTGCCTGGAGATGGGAATTAGCCGCAAAGCACTTGAGCGGTGGATGGACGAGGTTGATCCTGACGGTGATAAACTCACGCGTGCGCGCGCACAAGCGGCTGATCAACTTGCCTCGGAGACGCTGGCTATCGCCGACCAGAGCGATCCCGAGCACGCCGCGCACGCGGCGCTGCGCATCAAAACGCGCCAGTGGATCGCCGAGCGGTGGGATCCTAAGACTTATGGCTCACAAAAGGCCGCGCAGATCAACATTAACGTCCAGGACCTGCGCATGAACGCGCTGCGGCACGTCGAGGTTGTCGAGAACTTATCCACAGACGCAGTGCCTAAGTTGTCCACATAGGCCTGTGGATACGCGCTAAATCGCCTATGGATTAAGCAATTCAGCGCGGAAACAACGAAAGTCATTTGACATAATGACTGTTGTATTTCTTTCGACGCGCCAATAGTACGCAAAGCGCATCCGAACGAATACGAGATGCCTAAAAGCGGCAGCAAGTTGTTCACAGCGCCAGCGCGGCCTCGCCGCCGCGGCCGGCGTGAGACCCCCCCCTTCAGCGCGGCGGCGGGGGCGGTTGTTGTGGAGCCGAACAGTTACCGATTCCACAGCGCCGCATTTGCGCACATAATCATCCCCACACCCCCCCTACCCCCGTCACGGTAAAAAGTGTCCCCGAAAAAAAATTTAGAAGTTGAGCTGGCGAATAACCCGTTTGTCGAGTTCGTCAAGCTGTACAAGAACAACCCGGTGCGGTTTGTCCGCGAGGTGCTTAACACCACGCCGGACACCTGGCAGGTGGAATTCCTGAACCACATCGCCCAAAACAACCGCCGCATCAGCGTGCGTAGCGGCCACGGCGTCGGCAAGTCAACGGCCGCCGCGTGGGCGATGCTGTGGTATCTGTTCCTGCGCTTCCCCGTCAAGATCGTCGTCACGGCACCGACCAGCAGCCAGCTCTACGACGCGCTCTTCGCGGAGGTCAAGCGCTGGGTGAAGGTGCTGCCGCCGATGCTGGCGGACCAGCTTGAAGTCAAGCAAGACCGCATCGAGGTCAAAGATGCCAATACCGAGGCGTTCATCTCCGCGAGGACCTCAAGAGCAGAGCAGCCCGAGGCCTTGCAAGGTGTCCACTCCGATAACGTGATGCTGGTGGCCGACGAGGCTAGCGGTATCCCGGAGCAGGTATTCGAGGCTGCCGCCGGCTCAATGTCGGGGCATAGCGCCGTGACGCTGCTGCTGGGCAACCCGGTGCGCTCCAGCGGTTTCTTTTACGACACGCATAACCGCCTGGCGGGTGACTGGGTGACGATGCGGGTCAATTGCGAGGACTCGCCGCGGGTGAGCGCGGCTTACGTCGAGGAGATGAAAAGCAGGTACGGCGAAGAGAGCAACGCCTACCGCATTCGTGTTCTGGGTGAGTTCCCGCGCAGCGATGACGACACAGTCATCCCGATGGAGCTGCTCGAGATGGCGATGGCCCGCGATGTCAGCCCGAGCCAACACGCGCCCGTCGTGTGGGGCCTGGACGTCGCCCGCTTTGGCAGTGACCGCAGCGCCTTGTGCAAGCGCCAGGGTAATGCGCTGCTAGAACCCGTGAAGACGTGGAAGAACCTAGATTTAATGCAGCTCACGGGCGCCGTCGTGGCGGAGTACGAGGCGCTGCAGCCGAGCCAGCGACCTGGCGAGATCTTGGTGGACAGTATCGGCCTAGGCGCCGGCGTGGTGGATCGCTTGCGTGAGCTGCGTCTGCCGGCCCGCGGCATTAACGTGGCCGAGTCCCCGGCGATGGGTTCGACCTATAGGAACTTAAAGGCGGAACTCTGGCACAAGGCCAAGGCGTGGCTGGAGGCCCGCGACTGCTGGATGCCTCGCGATGAGATGCTGGTCTCGGAGTTGGCGACGGTGCGCTATTCGTTCACCAGTAGCGGTAAGATTCAGATTGAGGGCAAGGACGAGATCAGGAAGCGCGGCCTGCCTTCGCCTGACCGCGCCGATGCGTTTTGTTTGACGTTTGCGGGCGATGCTGTGGTGGGTGCTTATGGCTCGGCTGTCTCGAGCAAGTGGAACCAGCCGCTGCGTCGTAACATTCCCAGGATTGCTTAACAGGAGCGATGTGATGAAGATGACCAAGGCTGAGAAGAAGGTGAAGTCTGTGATGGGTGAATTTGGCAGCGGAAAGCTGCACAGCGGCTCTAAAAAGGGTCCTATTGTGAAGAATCCCAAGCAGGCGATCGCGATTGCTTTGTCACAAGCCGGCAAGTCAAAACCTGCAAAACGGGGGAAATGATGGACGAAATGCAAGGTAAAGAGGGCATGGCGTGCCCGCCTGCGACGCAGGACATTACGCTGAATCTGAAGAACCGCGGCCGCGCCATTGAATCGGCGATGTACGGCCCGGAGAATCCGGCGCTGCCCAATACGGGTTTTTGGCGTGAGATGGCCAAGGAGTGGGATGTGCCGGTTGAGGCCGCCCAGATGTCGCGCTGCGGCAACTGCGCCGCCTTTGACCGCGAGCCGAAGATGCTGCAGTGCATCGCCCAGGGTATGGGTGAGGGTAGCGGCGATCCGTGGTCTGCCATCAAGGCGGGCGATCTGGGTTACTGCGAGATCTTTGACTTTAAGTGCGCCGCCTCGCGTACCTGCCGCGCTTGGATTGCGATGGACGAGGGCGAGGGCGAAGAGGGCGAGTACGAAGAGGGCGAGGACGATAGCGAGGAATACGGCAAACCCATGATGGAGGGCGACGATGAAAGCTAAACCTGCTGGCTTGTATGCCAACATCGCGGCCAAGAGTGAGCGTATTAAGGCTGGCTCTGGCGAGAAGATGCGCAAACCCGGCACGCCTGGCGCGCCGACGGCGAAGTCTTTTAAGCTGGCCGCCAAGACCGCGAAGAAGAAGTGAGTCCGGCGATTGTCGTGTCCAGCGTGAGCGGGCGGTGCTTGCCCGTCATGCTGGCAAGCTGCCGCGAGTACGCGCCCGCGGCGAAGGTTTACTTGCGCACTCCCGTGGATACACGTAGATACGATGTATATCGTCACCTTCGCGGCCCTGCGCGCTCGTTTGGCGCTGATTACAACGACGTGATCGACGCCGCGTTTGCCGACGGCCACAAGGCTGTCGTGGTGGCTAATGACGACGTGGTGCTCACGCCGACCAGTTACGAGCATTTGCTCGAGGACGTGATGACGCTGCAGGAGGAAGTGGGCGAGCCCATTGGCTGGGTGTGTGCGCGCTGCGATGCGTCGCGGCCGATGCAGAACATTCGCAGCAATCCGTTTAACCAGGATCTGAACTATTTTCGTTTCCCGTGGGAGGATTGCATCGCCCCGATGCAGGTGATTTCGCCTATATTCGGATACATCTCGCGGGCTGCTTGGGAGGTGGCGAAGTTTCCGCCGCTAAATTGGTACTCCGATGATGTGCACTGTCAGGACCTCGAGGCGGCGGGTTTTAAGCACTTTCTGTCTCGCTCTTATGTGCATCATGTGGGGTCGCAGTCCACGGGTATGGATGGTCAGGCGCTGACGCTAGCGGCGGTGCCTTGGATCCGGGCCAATCGCCCGGAGTATGCGAATGCCTGGTTTGGGGTGGAGCAATGACTGTAAAACGCGGTAACGAGGTTTTTGCTGGCTATAACAAGCCCAAGCGCACGCCGGGTCACGCCACCAAGTCCCACGCTGTGCTGGCAAAATCGGGCGACGAGGTCAAGCTGGTGCGCTTTGGTCAGCAGGGCGTGAAGGGTTCGCCCGAGGGCACTGCGCGCAATGATGCGTTTAAGGCTCGGCACGCTCAGAACATTGCCAAGGGCAAAATGAGCGCGGCGTACTGGGCCAATAAAGTGAAATGGTAGGGATATGAATCAAGACGAAATGCCGATATCCGTGGACGTCGCAGCCCCCGAGGCGATGGACGACGCCGAGCTGCAATCAATCCTTAACGGCGAGCTAACGGACGCTGTTTCCTATATTGATTCGGACATTTCGCCGATTCGCGCAAAAGGGACCGAATACTACCGGGGCGATCCGTTTGGCAACGAAGAAGACGGCCGCTCGCAAGTGGTAGCGATGGAGGTGCGCGACACGGTCTCGGCGATGATGCCTAGCCTGATGCGCGTGTTCTTCTCGTCCGAGAACGTGGTCGAGTTTGTTCCCCGCGGGCCGGAGGACGAGTCCGGCGCCCAGCAGGCCACGGACTACGCCAATTACGTCTTTTCTGCCGATAACAATGGCTTTATGCAGTCCTATGCGATCTTTAAGGACGCATTGGTGCGTAAATGCGGCATCGCAAAATACTGGTGGGAAGAGACCGCCGAGGTACGGATTGAGGATTACTCGGGCCTGGACGACGCCACGGTGCAGATGCTGATGGCCGAAGACGCCGAGGTGAAGGTTGTCGTCTCGTATCCTGACCCCGCCATCTCCGAGGCCATGATTGCCGAGGCGCAGATGCAGGCCGCCGCGGCTGGGGTGATGGCCCCGCCTGTGCCGATGCTTCACGATGTGCAGATCAAGCGCGTTCTGCGCGACGGGCGCATCCGCATCATGGCCGTGCCGCCCGAGGAGCTGATCATTGATCGGCGCGCTCGCTCGTTTGAGGAGGCCGGCATCATCGCTCACCGCCAGATGCTCACCGTTGGCGAGCTGCTGCAAATGGGCTACGACATGGACGAGATCGAGCCAAACATCTCTTCGACCGATCTGGACACGAACGACGAATATCTGGCGCGCCAGCCGCTATCGACCACGATGGGATCGAATGATTCCATGAACCCGATGCAGCGGCGCCTACTGTACGTCGAGGCGTATGTGCGCGTGGACTATGACGGCGACGGACTGCCTGAGCTGCGTAAGCTGTGCTGCATGGGATCTGGCTACAAGATGGTCCGCAACCTGCCGGCGTCTTACATTCCCTTCGTCGATTTCCCGTTTGACCCTGAGCCGCACACCTCGCCCATTGAGGCGATGAGCGTGTTCGACATTACGCACGACATCCAGGAGATCAAGTCGCAGGTTCTGCGCAATACTCTGGACTCGCTGGCGCAGTCGATCCACCCGCGCACCGCGGTTGTCGAGGGCCAGGTCAACATTGACGACGTCCTGAACAACGAGACCGGCGCCGTCATTCGGATGCGCGCCCCCGGCATGGTGCAGCCTTTGGCGCAGCCCTTCGTGGGCCAGGCCGGCTACTCGATGCTCGAGTACATGGACCAGGTCAAGGAAGACCGCACCGGCATGAGCAAGGCCGCGATGGGCCTGAACGCCGACGCGCTGCAGTCTTCCACCAAGGCGGCCGTGGCGGCCACGATCAGCGCTTCGCAGTCGCGGCTGGAGCTGACGGCGCGCATCATGGCTGAGGGCATGAAGAAGCTCTTTAAGGGCATTTTGTTCCTGCTGACCACGCACCAGGACAAGCCGCGGATGGTGCGTTTGCGCAACCAGTGGGTACAAATTGACCCGCGCGCCTGGGATGCGTCGATGGATGTGTCCGTGAATATCGGTCTGGGTGGCGGCGACGTGAATGACCGCTTGCAGACCCTCACGATGATCTCGCAGATGCAAAAGGCGATTGTTGACCAGTACGGGCTGATGAATCCGTTGGTGACGCCGCAGATGTACTCGCGCACGCTGCAGAAAATGGTGGAGCTGTCTGGCTTTAAGGATGCCTCGCAGTATTTCAACCAGATCCCGGCTGACTTCCAGATCCCGCAGGAGCCGCCCAAGCCCACCCCCGAGGAGGTTTTGGCGCAGGTGCAGGCCGAGTCTATCCAGGCCGACATCCAGAAGAAAGCGGCTGAGTTGGAGCTGAAGCGCCAGCAGATGATGCGCGACGATGACTACCGGCGCGATCAGATGGCGCAAGATTACCTCTTGAAAAAATACGAATTGGAATTAAAGTACGGCACCCAGATCAGCAACGCGGAACTAATGGCCGCGCAGAATCTGGACCGTGAGGCAATGCGTTCGCAGACGGCAATGGTGCAGTCTGCGATGCAGG